GACAACGGTTGGGGCCACTAAATCGCCGTGCCAATTGAAACGTTGATGACGCTCGCGCGCCAGGCCGGGCACGAGCCGATGCCGATCCCGCGCGTGCCGCGCACCCGCGCCATGGGGACGTTTCCGTTCGATGCCGCCGGTCGCGGGCGTCGGGGAATGGGATGGAATCCGCCGTCCCTCGGCCTCAACACGCTCCTGTTTTCGCATGGCCTGGAGTTGCAGGCGCGCAACCGGGACGCGGTCCGAAACAGCGCGTGGGCGGCGGCGGCCGTCGATTCCTACGTCGCCAACGCCATTGGGCGCGGCATTCGCCTGGTGCCGCACCATCCGGACGATAAGATCCGCGACCTGATCACCAGGAAGTGGAATCGATGGACTCGGGAGTGCGACGTCGAGTACGACCCGCGGAATCCTGCATCTGGCCAGACGGATTTCTACGGCCAGCAGATGGTGATCGCGCGCGAAGTCATGGAGGCGGGTGAGTGCTTCGTCCGGTTCCGGCCGCGTTCTGTGAAGGAAGGGCTTACGGTTCCGCTGCAACTCCAGTTGATCGAAGCAGAGCAGTTACCGTTGTGGCGGACGGCTGTCGAGCGGATGCCGCCGAATAACTCAGTCCGGTGCGGCATCGAGTTTCAGAACGATGGGCGGCGCGCAGCGTACCACTTCTGGAAGGCACATCCAGGTGAGACGATGTTTTTCCCGATGGACGCTCTCTCGGTAGAGCGGGTGCCCGCCACCGACGTGTTGCACGTCTACAAGCCGATTCGCGCGGGCCAGTTCCGGGGGCAGCCGTGGCTCACATCGGTGATCGCGAAGCTCTACGAGTTGGAGCAGTACACGGACGCCGAGATAGTCCGGAAGAAACTTGCGGCGATGATCACCGGGTTCATCACGCAGGCCAGCCCGGACAATCCGATCATCCCTCCAGATCAATACCAGAACGGGCCGACCCAGACAGATCCGGGGACGCAGATCAGCAAGCTCGAACCCGGCACATTCCAGGTTCTGAACTTCGGCGAAGAGGTGCAGTTTGCCGAAGCGAAGGATAGCGGCGATTTCAAATCGTTCATCCGGACGTGCCTGCAAGCTTTTTCGAGTGGCGCCGGGCTTGCCGAGTATCAGATCAGCGGTGACCTGTCGGGGATCAACTATTCTTCGATCCGCGCCGGCCTGCTGGAGTTCCGCCGCAAGTGCGAGCAGTATCAGCATTCGGTTTTCATCTTCCAGGTCTGCCACCCGGTTTATAAGCGCTGGTTGCGCGAGGCGATGCTGGCGCTGGTGTTCGGCATTGATCTGCTGAACGCGTACAGCAAAGATCCCGAGCCATTCGAGGAAGTGCAGTGGGTGACGCCCGGCTGGCCGTGGGTTGACCCGGAGAAGGACATCAAGGCTTCCAACGACGCCATTCGCAGCGGCCTATCCACGCGTTCCACCGAGGTGGCGGCACAAGGGCGCGACGCCGGTGCCGTAGATGCGGAGCAGGCAGCGGACAACGAACGAGCCGACAAGCTTGGTCTCTCTTACGACAGCGATGGCCGGAAGGTCCTGACCGGGCGCAACGCCGGATTGACGGAAGCCGAGATCCAACAGGACGCGAGCAAGGGCGAGGTGGACGTGAAGCCATGACGAATCTGACTCGTGTTGCATCGCGGTTTGTGAACACGCCGCTAATGATTCATCCGCCCAAGCTGGACGTGATAGTCCAGGCGCTGGGGCCACGTCTGGGGATCATTCCGGTGGCTGGCGCGAAGCCGGTGGAGCCGTTCGCCGCGGCGTACATGGAGCAGGCCGACGACAGCGGCTACCAGGTGATCGACGGCGTGGCGATCATTCCGATCCAGGGCGTGCTGACAAAAGCGGAATCCTGGGTTTCGGCGCTGAGTGGTTGCAGCTCCTATGCGCAGATCGGAGGCTACCTTCAGGACGCGGTCAACGATGCCGGAGTGCGGGCGATCCTCCTGCAGGTGGATTCGCCGGGCGGCGAGACCACCGGATGCCTGGAACTGTCCGACTACATCTATTCGCTTCGGGGCGCGAAGCCGATCTACGCGGTCGCCGACGACTTCGCGTTCTCGGCGGCCTACGCGCTGACCAGCGCGGCCGACAGGATCTTCGTCACGCGCATGGGAGCGGTCGGGTCCGTCGGCGTCGTGGTGCTGCATACCGAGGATTCGAAGTTCAACGACGAGCAGGGGTTCAAGTACACCTACATCTTCAAAGGTGACAGGAAGGTCGATGGGAACCCGCATGAACCGCTGTCAGAGCGGGCCGAGAAAGACATCCAGTCCGAGATTGACCGGCAGTACGACCAGTTCGTTGCAACGGTCGCGCGAAATCGGAAGGCCGACGCAGAAAAGATCGTCGCCACGCAGGCCGGCGTCTGCTGGGCCGAGACGGCCATTCCGCTTCTCGCCGATGCGGTCGGCACGCTTGGCGATGCCATGAACGCGCTTCGGCAACTGCTCGGCGAGCCGGTCCAGAGTTCCACGGCGGCGATTGCCGCAAGATCCACAACCAAGGAGGTAACAGCAAGTATGCCCAACGAAACGCTCACAATCGCCGCAGAGGGTAAGAAGCCGGGCGACGGTGGCGGCGACGAGAAGACCAACACCGAACCGAAGTACTGCCATGCGTGCGGAACCAAGCTGCACGCAGACGCAACGTTCTGCCATGCCTGCGGCACCAAGGCCGAAGGCGAGGCGTCCGGTAAGTTCTGCCACGCCTGCGGTGCCGAGCTGCGCAAAGGCGCGGAGTACTGCCATGCCTGCGGCGAGGGCGCAAAGAGCGACGCCAAGAAACCGGAGGGCATGGCTCCGCTCGCCGGCGTCGCTGCCTTGGCTGGCGTGCCGCTCAGGATGCGTCCGGAAGGCGACATCGAAGCCATCGGCGCGCTGTGCAAGATGGCCGGTTGTCCCGACAAGGCCGCGGAGTTCCTCACTAAGAAGAAGTCCACGGGCCAATACTTCAGCGTGGCGGAAATCAGCGAAGAGCTGACAGCCGCCCGCGTGATGGAAAGCGAGAGGAGCATGATTACTTCGCACGTCAACCCGAACCAGGGCGCGGTTGGTTCGCTTCAGGAAATCGAAGCCCAAGCCATCAGCTACGCCCGCCAGAATCGCGGCAAAGAGACTCCGAATCTTTACGCCGAAAGCGGTACCACCAAGCTGACCAAGGAGCGCGCCTACGCCCTCATGCTCGAAGAGCATCCCGAGGTTTACGGCGCGTTCGTGGCGCAGCACAACGCGAAGGGCTTGATCGCCACGCTCGAGCGGGCTGGCGTTCGCCTTGCCCGGTAGGGCGAAAGGAGACCAACAGACATGGCATTCGAACAGACATTACGCACAGTAGGGCTTCCGGCGGCGGCGGACCTCACCAGCGGCGGAACTGTGAATCCGCAGTTCTACCTCGTGACCGTCAATTCGTCCGGGCAGATCAACTTCACGGGCGCTGGCGCCGTCGCCGATGGCGTGGTCCAGGACAAGCCCAACGCGCAGGGAGTCGAGGGCGAGGTCGCCATCCTCGGCATCACCAAGCTGGTGACCGGCGCTGCCGTCAACAACGGCGACCCGCTCATGGCCAACGCCAGTGGCCAGGCTATCACTGCCACCTCCGGCAATTTCGTGCGGGCGCGCGCGCTGGCTGCATCGGGCGGCGCTGGCGTGATCATTCCCGCGCTGCTTCTCGGCCCGTACAAGATGTAGCCGTTCATCGAATAGGAGAAATCACAAATGCCTCAGCCAACACTACAAGACGTTCATGTGAACCGACCGCTGACGAACATCTCCGTGGCCTACCTTCAGGAGGCCGCCGGAGTTGAATTCGTCGCGGACAAGGCCTTTCCGGCGGTCCCGGTTGAAAACAAAAGCGACCTGTACTACACCTACGGGCGGGCGGATTTCAACCGCGACGAAATGCAAAAGCGCGCGCTTTCCGCCGAATCCGCCGGGACGGGTTACAACCTGAATTCCACCGGCACGTACAACTGCGACGTCTGGTCGCTGCACAAGGACGTGGATGACCAGATCCGCTCCAACAGCGACTCGCCGCTCGCACCCGACCGCGACGCCACCATCTTCCTCACCCAGAAGGCACTGATCCGGCGTGAAAACCAGTGGGTCTCGAAGTTCTTCGGCACCGGGATCTGGACCAATCAGGCCAGTGGCCAGGCGACCGCGGACTCCACGCACGTCGTCTACTGGGACTCCGGGAACTACCCCAACGGCAACCCGATCACCGACATTCGCCACGCGAAGACCCAGATGCGGCTGTCGAGTGGCGGCTTCGCGCCCAACATCTTCGTGGTGAGCCGCCCGGTGTTCGACAAGCTCGTCGATCACCCCGACTTCATCGACCGCACCAAGTACGGCCAGACCGCGCCGAACCCGGCAGTGGCCACCCGTCAGATCATGGCCGAGATTCTCGAACTCGAAGAGGTCCTGGTCATTGACGCCGTCTACAACACGGCGGCGGAAGGCGCGGCTGAATCCAACTCGTTCATCGGCGGCCTGAGCGCGGCGCTGTTCTACCGTCCGAAGAACGCGGGCTTGATGACTCCCAGCGCGGGGTACGTGTTCAACTGGACGGGCCTGATTGGAACGACCGGCGGCGCCGGCGTCCGCATCAAGACGTTCCGTATGGAGCACCTGGCTTCGGATCGCGTGGAGATCGACTCGGCTTTCGATATGCGCCTGGTTTCTGCGGATCTCGGGTTCTACTTCAACAACGTAATCTCGGCGGTGTAGTCATGATGCTTCGTCGTGAATCGTGGGCGCGGCTGACCAGGTGCCTGGTTCCGCCTCTGTACGTCCTGCGCCCGTTGCAGGGCTTTACGCCGTCAGACATCGGCGATGAGTATCCCGCTCCCGATGCCACAAACAAGGTCAAGTTGACGCGCGCGCGGCAGCTTTACGAGCAACGCCGGATCGGGACGCAGGCAGAAGCGGAGCGGGCGTTCTCCAAGCTTCCCAAACAAGAACCGGCTAAACCCGGAAAGGAGAAGAGGCATGGCAATCAAAGTGGAAAAAACGCCCATTAACGCTCCGGAGTTTCAGAGCGCGGGCCCGCAGCCCAACTTCAAAGGCAGCTACCCATCGAAGCAGAAGCAGTTCTTGTCGGCAGTGCAAACCGGCAATGGCGCGCAGCAGAGCATCGCGCACGGGTTGGGGGTGGTGCCTGCGGGCGTGCTGGTCTCCTGCGCCGACAACAGCGGCAGTGCCAACGTCTTCACGGTGACCGAGGGTACGCACGACGCCACCAACGTGAAGGTGACCGTAACCACCAGCGCGAAATACAAGATCCTGGCTTGGCTCTGATTCCGATGAAAGCAAAATCGTTCGGCAAAATCTCCGTCCCGACGCCCGGCACGCCAGTTCCGGTTAGCACTGACACGAACCTGCGTGTCGAACGGATGCGCTTCGCGGCGGCCATCGGCGATACGGGCCGCGTGTTCCTCGGCGTCTCCGGCATGAACAAGGCCAACGGCGCGGGCGTGGTCAAAGAGTTCTGGCCCACTGGCGCTGGTGGCGGCGTCGCGGATGCTTACGAGATCTGGGCGGAAGACGCACGCCACCTGCTGTTGCCGTCCGATTACTACGTCGATGCCAACAACGCGGGCGAAGGACTGATCGTCGCCTACTGGACGTGAGATGCCGAACTGGCCCAGCATTGAAGCGTTCGTGGACGGCGTCATTTCGCAGACGTTCGGCGAGCCGGTGGTATATCAACCGGTGCAAGCAGGCGCGGCGCAGGGAGGCGCGTTCACGGTGACGGCGGTGCGCCATTTGCGCGTGCGCGAGGAGTCCGGCGCGATGGCGAACTTCGAAGAGATCTCTGTCAATCCGTCCAACTTTGCAAACCCGCCGGCAAAGGGCGATTGGGTGACCGCGTGGGGTGCGCAGTACGTGGTGACGACGGTGCGGCAGCCGGATGCCTACGGCATGCTCAACCTGGCACTGCTGCAGCGCGCGAGTTGACGGTTCAGTGATCAATCCGAAAACAATACTTGGCGAGTGGGTGACTGCGCTCCAATCCTGCCCGGACTTGGTCGATGCGCTGGGCGGCGACGGCGACAACATCCGCGCATTCATGGAAGGGCTGGCTACCGACAACAATCTTCGGCTGGCCATCCTACAGATGCCGCCCGGATCGATTCTGGTTGCCTGGAATGGCACCACGCCGCGGCGTCTCACTGGCGGATCACTGCACTTCGCGCATCGCTTCTCGATCTACTTGCGGGCGCCGGAACAGAATTCCACCGCGACGTATGCCGATCTGTTCTGGCTGCTGGTGAGCGCAATACCAACGGGTGCTCCATCGTGGGCGTCGCTTCTGCATTTCCAGATCGATCCCGATTGCTACCCGATGGACATGGATCTGCCCTCCGCGCAGCGAAACACGGTTGTGGTGAGCGCGGACGGGGCGACCCTCGATTACTTCGAGGTGCAAGCAACGCTCGTGGAGCAAGGCAATCCCGGCGGGGAATGAGGACAACATGGAAACGGTTTTTATGAGATCGCCGGATGGCGAAGTGAAGGAAGTCGAGGCGACTGCCGAAGCGCTGACGCCCCGCATGGCGTCCGGCTGGCATCAGGTTCCCGCGCCGGCGGCGGCGCAGAAGCCGGTAGTTGTGGCTGAGGAGGAAAAGTAGCAATGGCGAACATCAGTGAGTTGCTGAACGGTTGGGGATTCGGCAAACAGACCGCCATCGGAACGGCGAATCTGGTCGCCACCATCTGGCGTCACACGAATCTCAATACCAAACCGTGGGCGAAGGTCCCAGTGAACGAGGATGACCGGGCGGAAATCGGCAAAGGCCACGAGTTCCCGACCCAGCTTTTCAAGTCGCATTACAACATGCCGGCCTACGAGCTCTCGAAGTACGCCTCGTCGGAGTTCCTCGCGTGGGCGCTGTCCTTCTCCATGGGCAACGTCGTCGTGAGCGGCAGCGGTCCGTACACTTACACCATCGTTCCGGCGTTGGGGGCGACGAACCCGACCGGCCTGGAGTTGCCCTACTTCTCGTTCGTGCAGCAGATCCGGCCCGGCGGTTCCGCGGTGTTGGACGAAATGTTGGTGGGCTGCGCGGTCAAGGGCTGGAAGCTCTCCATCAAGAATTCGCCCGGCCGCGCCAGTGCGATGTGCTCGGTGGAGTGCGTCACCACCGGCCAGTACACTTCGCCCAGCGGCATCACACTGCCAGCCATCTCCACGCCGCATGAATTCAATGCCGGCATGATCAGCGCTCTGACCTTCAACGGCATCAACTACCTTTCCGGCGGTAGCGCCAAGCAGTTCGTGTCGATGGAGGCCTCCTGGGAAAACAACTTCCGGCCCGGCTTCTTCCCCGGCTCGGGCGCTCAAGATGGCTACCAGATCCAAGGGCGTTTCGAGTGGGGTGATCGGGCCTTCGCGGTGCAGTTTGTAGTGCGCGTGCAGGCGGGATCGACGGAGTACTCCAACCTGATCAACCTGACCACCGGGACGGCCACGTTCACCATGACCCGCGACGCCAACAACTCGTTCACGATGCTCATCCAGAAAATGGGCTTCAACGTCGCCGAACTCGGAAACACAGACGGCATCGTGACGCTCCAGATCACCGGCGTCCAACTTTACGACCCCACCAACGGGATGGTGACGATGACCATCACCACTCCGCTACAGGGCATCTGCCAGTAGGAGATTCACATGGAAATCGAAAAGAAAGCGGGCTTCGATGCGTCGAAGCCCTTTGTGGTGCCAATCCTGTCGGGCGGCGAGAAGAGCTGCGAGGTGCGGTTCCCTTCGGACGAGGAGTGGTGCGCCTGGGCTCGTGCGCAGCGCACCGTGCGCCATTTCCTGGGGCGCGGAAAATCGCAAAGCGAAGACGTGGATCTCCCGAAGATCAACGCCGAACTGTTCGCCAAAATTCGCACCGACAAAGACGGTCCTGAGTTCGATGACGCCGAGGCCGGCATGGTGATCGGCCGCATTGAGCGGTGCGCCGTGGCCAACGTGGAGCGCGAAGGCATCAACTACCGGATCGAGATGAAGGTCCCCGGCGCGCGCGTGGTGCATGTGCTGCGGATGCCCACCGCCAAGGAGATGCAGGATCACGAGCGGGCATCGACCAGCGTCGTGGCAGCGCGGAGGTCGGTCGAGACGCGCGCGTTCCTGGAGCCGAGCGGCGCGCTCTACGACAAACTGCACATCTCGCACGACGGCTATGCCGGCACCGTGCCCATCGTTCACAAGTCGGCGGCGGTGTCCGAAGTCATCGCGCAACTCGCCATCGAGGCCGACGAAGACCCGGAATAGCCGCGCCCGGCGACTGGCCGGAAGAGCCGGGCGTGCGATTCCTGATCCGGTCGGTGCTGCACCAGGGCGGGCTGTGTGGGCCTGACGAAGAATGCCCCGACCGCGTGTTCCGGTGTCGCCGGTGTGGTTACTCGGCGCAGATGGAGTTGGATGCCTGCCCCGCGTGTGGCGCGGATTGGAAGGCCATCGACGTTAGCCACGGACCCGGCTGTCCGAAGAACCTGCTCGAAGAAGCAATGGACACGCCGAACGGCGCTCTGGTGCGGCGGTGCTTTCGCCTTCTGAATGCAAAGAGCATCGGGCTGACGATCACGCTGGCCGATGTCACGGAGGAGGAGTTCCGGGTGCTGGAGCTGATCGAAGCCGCACGGCAGGACCAGATCAAGGCTGGGGACGGCGGCATCAGTGGTCCTCGGTAGGCGGGTCAAGTGGCAGGATTCCACCGATCCTCCAGGAAGCATTGCCGGGCTGCCATCCTGGTATAGTGTATAGTTTGTGAGATCAAGGCTTTACCCGCTCCTATGGATTGCTTCACCGCCGACGAACGCCGGTCCCTCATGGCGAGAATTCGCAATCGGGACACAGAGCCGGAACGTCGTGTGCGAAGTGTTCTCCACCGTTCCGGCTATCGCTTTCGGCTACACCGAAAGGATCTCCCAGGACGGCCCGATATTGTTCTCCCCGGTCGACGAGTAGTTCTCTTCGTCCACGGCTGCTTCTGGCACTCCCACCGGCGCTGCAGCCGCGCGAGCACACCAAAGACCAATCGAGCCTATTGGGTCGCAAAACTTGAGGGCAACGCTCGCCGGGATCGCGACCAGCAACTGCGCCTTCGGCGCTTAGGGTGGCGGGTAGCAGTCATTTGGGAATGCCAAACCGCTGACGAAGACCACCTGAGGCGTCAGATTGAGAAGCTAATCCCGGCTGTTTCCCCGGGCGCTAGCCAGAAATAGGAGGCGTTCCCGACGTGCCGTTTCCGTATGACCCGACAGCGCGACCGCAGACATATTCCCTCGAACAGGTGCTGATCCTCCTTGCTGAAAAGGATGAGGATGCGAAACAGTTATTGCCCAGATACCAGGCGATGAAGCTCTATCTGGAGAAGGAGTATTATCCTTGGATTCAGGCCACTTGCCCTTATTACACAGATCATGGGGCAGGACACGTGAATTCCGTGATTAGCGCAGCAAGCGGCTTGCTCGAGCGCCATCTCGATCCGAAGGGCCTGGGCCTCAATGCCATTGAAATCTTCCTGTTGCTTGCTGCAATTCTGTGGCACGACGTGGGGAACGCTGTAGGCCGCGACGGACATGCGGACCGCATTCCTGAGATGACTGCTGAGATCAAGAAGCTTGGCTTCCCTGACCCCGCAATCCACCGAATCGTCGTGGAGATTGCGAAAGCCCACGCTGGCAGCGACGGCTTGAGCAAGGCGCGATCAGAAGCGGATTGCGCGGTTGCCCGAACTGTAACGGTCTATCCCCGAGCTTTAGCTGCAATCGTGAGATTTGCCGATGAGATTTCGGAGAATCGTTCAAGAATCAGCCTGGCACTGATCTCGCAGGTGCCGCCTGAGAGCCAAATTTTCTGGCAATTCGCAAACTGCATCACGGCATCTCGCCCTGATCCATCTCGTGAACGCGTAGTACTGACAATTGAGGTGCCAGATGTCGCCGCACCGCAGAGATTTCCTTGTCCCAACGCCCTGCTGCACCGGGCGGACACCTCAAAGCAGATGAGTGTAATACAGTACCTGATTTCTAGGCTCGAGAAAATGAACAACGAACGAGCGTACTGTGAGCCCGAGTTTCGTAGTCGCTATGTCACCGTGCGCGAGATAGTAGTCAGGCTGTCGATTGTGGCCGATACTCAGTTGCTCAACGGCTACGAACTGGAATTTGCCTTAGCGGGGAGCGGCCTCGCGGAGCAGGCTAACTACCCCTCGATCGATGTGTTCGACCGCTTTTTCGCACAACATCCAAACTGGCAGCCCGAGGCAATTGACGCGGCCCGCAAAACGGTGTGAATCTCCCATGGACAGCACTCTCTTAAATCCATTCCGAATCGAAAGTCCGGAGAAACTTGCGCCGCCAGAACTCGTCAGCCTCTTCGTCGAGCAGTACACACAAGTGGGGACCGTAAAGCAACGCAAGCACACAATCATCTGGGGCTCTCGCGGGTCTGGCAAAAGCATGCTCCTCCGATACCTTGAGCCTCAATGCCAGGCACTGGTGCACGGCAGCATTGAGACAATGCTGAACGCCCCAGAATCATTCGTTGCTATTTACTGCCCGTGTAAAGAGGGTCAGTTCAACAAGACGGATCTTGAGCTACTGAGCCCTTCGGCTGCTCAGACGCTGACGGAGCACATGCTCAATCTGCAGATCTCTGATCTGCTATTCAACTGCTTTCGCACCCAGTTTCCACCTGGGCTGTTCGCCACTGAACAGAAGCTACGACTGGCGAAGTACGCGGTCTCCCTTTTCGACCAAGCCTCAATCGCCACATCTGTTTCGCATGCGAATTCGCTTACCGACTGTTCTACAGAGCCGCTTGAATGGTTCCAGGCTGTCTGCCAAAACGAAAACCGCGTCATTAGCAACTTCCTCCGTGCATATGCATTTAAGAAAGGGGATGCCTCATACGCAGGAGCAACAAGTGGATATCATGATTACTTACTGCCCTTGATGAGAGCGGCCCAGCGGCTCTTGGCTGCACCGATCCCAATTTATATCCTTATCGATGATGCCGACAGGCTTGGGAGACAACAACAGAGCATAGTCAATACTTGGATCGCCAATCGTGACCACTCTGTTCTCTGTTTTAAGGTCTGCGCGCAACGGGATGGCTATAAGACTCTGCTGACACGTGACGGCGGCCTGATCGAGCAGCCGCACGACTACTCTGAGGTGGATGTAGACGAGCTATACACGCGCTCAAAGTCCGACTACTACGAGAAGGTCAAGCTCATCTCTGAACGGCGTTTGACGTTATCGACGGTGCCAACTAAGGATGTCATCAGATTTCTCCCTTCGGATGCCCACGAGGACGAGTTGCTTGAGGGCTTCAAACGAAGTGCCGCCGAAGAGTGGGAGCGTGTTGATAAGCCAGGTAGGCAGCGGGACTTTGTATATCGCTACGCAAATGCTCGCCTTTTTCAACACTTACGCGATACCAAGCAGAGAAAAAGCTATGCGGGCTTTAATAACATGGTTCATTTGTCATCAGGTATCGTGCGTGACTTTCTGGAACCATGCTACTTGATGTTCGACCAAGCTCTAAGTAAGGCTCAGCCTGATCACCTCATTGAGTCCATACCGGCGGGGATTCAGAACGAGGTTCTTTATAACTATTCGGAGGAATTCCTACTCTCTAAATTTGAGGCATTCCGTAAGGACCTTCCTCCAGAGCATTGGTCTACTCTCGATTCTCTTCGAGTCCTGTTGGAATCCCTCGGAAAGCTCTTCTACGAGCGACTGCACGATCCTGATGCCCGTGAGGCGCGCCTGTTTTCCTTCACGGTCCGGGGACAACTCCCGTCGGACCTTTCGGACATATTGCGGCTTGGCGTTCGGTACAGGTATTTTCAACTGCGCACATATAGCTCCAAAGAAGGCGGTGGCCGTGAGTACTGGTACATTCTCAACCGACGCTTGTGTCCGATTTTCAAGTTGGACCCCACGGGATTCGAGGGCCGAATTTCGCTTACCCCTGACCTCCTTAAGCTTGCCTGTCAAGACTCGGCGAAATTTGTGAAGCTACGCCTGCGCCAGCAGCAAACAAGCGATGAGCAACCTGCATTCGAGTTTGAGGAGCAAGGCAATGGTCTATAGCGCGCTTGAGAATCTCATCGAGGAAGGGGGTATTAGGCCGATTCTCGCGGACCAGCGCGACGACTTATTCTTGGTTTCTGCCAGCTTTGAACCACGGTGCGTAGCGCTCACAAGTGGGTTGGCCGTAGACTACCGAGCGGCTCGAAGCTTAGTTTACGTCAATGATGACTTCCTCGCCACACCCGCGGCGGAAGCGATGAAGGGCGCCCTTGCCTCTTTGCGGGCCAGCCTCGAACCGAAGAGTGATCGGTTTCAAATCATTGCCGGAAGTTGGGAAAAGGTGGATGTGCAGGTCGCGGCAATCGGCAGCGCCTTTGCAGAGATCAACCCTGACAAAACGCCAGTAACAGTCACCATCGATTGTACTACGTTCAACCGAGAGGCCCTTATTGTGTGTTTGGCTATGCTGTACTCGCAGTGCCCTAACGCACGCGTTCGCGCAGCCTACGTTTCACCAAAACTGCACGGCACGTGGCTTTCTCGTGGTTACCGAAAGGTACGCAGTATTGTTGGCTTTTCCGGCGTACAGCAAGCTAGTCGACCGACCGTGCTAATCGTGCTCTCTGGGTTCGAAGGGGACCGGACCGTCAAGTTAATTGAGGAGTATGAGCCGAGTCAGGTAATGTTGGGGTTTGGCGATCCGCCGACTATCCCTAGCTTTTTGGAGCGGAACTTAACCGAGCACAAACTTGTTCTTAGCCGGACTGATGTCAAAGACTTTCGCTTTCCGGCCGACAGCATTTCTGATTGTACGGTTGCTCTCGAGGGACTGATCCAACCATTGCTGCAATCCTCTAACGTCGTGATTGCTCCCATGTGCACAAAGCTTTCAACACTCGCCGTGTTTAACGTTGCTGAGCGCCATCGGGAAATTCAATTGGCTTATTGCTTGCCCGGTGAGTACAACTATTCGGATTACTCCACGGGCACAAGCCGGATCTTCGTCGAAGACCTAAGGTGAACGATGGGAAACGATAGAGTCCGATCTTCACCTGGAGTCCACCTGATTACCGCGCTGGACCTGTTTGCTGGAGCAGGTGGTTTTACGTGCGGAGCGCGCTCCGCTGGCCTAAGGGTGGTGCAGGCGATTGAATCGAATGCAAATGCAGTACGAACGTATTGCAGGAACAATCCCGAAACTGATGTGGTTGAGGGAGATATTCGCCTGTTAGATCCGATATCCGGTCTCGCGCGGGTTGGTTTAGGGCCAGGAGAGGTCGACGTTATTCTCGCGGGGCCTCCGTGTCAAGGCTTTTCCGAATCTAATCGGCGAACGCGCACACTGGGGAATCCTAAGAATCAACTCTACGCAGAGGTTCTGCGATACGCAGAAGCCTTGCGCCCGAGGTGCGTGATTATAGAGAACGTCGCGGGTTTGCGCACGCTTGGCCAGGGGAAGATTCTTCGGTGCATTGAGAGCGGATGTCGGGACCTAGGGTATGACGTTGAGTGGAAGGTGTTGTGCGCTGCAGATTACGGTGTCCCACAGTTCCGCAATCGGATCTTTATAGTTGCGTGCGATAGATCGTTTGCGACTCTTCTGCCGAATGGCATTCATGCCGTTGATTCCGACCGGGTGAGTGTGCGGGATGCGATTGACGATTTGCCAGTGCTGCGCAACGGAGCTGCCGTTGATCGCTTACCTTATCGTCGAAACGACGGCTTGACGGAGTACCAGCGACTGATGCGCGGCGGCATGCGCAATTGTGGTGTCGTTCAGGGGAACCTCGTAACACGTAGCGCAGAATTGATCGTCGAGCGGTATCGGCATATTCGTTGTGGCCACAATTGGGAATCCATACCAAGGAGGTTGCTGAAGAACTACAAGGATGTGACGAGGTGTCATACCGGCATTTACCATCGGCTGGAATGGCATGTGCCATCTAAAGTCCTGGGCAATTTTCGGAAGAACATGCTGATCCATCCATCTCAGAATCGGGGGCTGTCTGTACGCGAGGCGGCCCGGCTCCAATCGTTTCCTGATTGGTACGAATTCGTCGGGTCGATAGGTTTCCAACAGCAGCAGGTAGCTGATGCTGTTCCGCCCTTGCTGGCCATGTTCGTGCTGGAGCACGTAAAGCGCCTCTATGCCCGCGCAGGTCACCAGAAACCAGTCTCTTTGAGGAGTGTTGTCCATGGATGATGAACGAATCGAGGTGCCCCTCGAAAGGGTTTCGGTGCCGGACCTCGATGCAATACTCGGCAAAAGGTTCGCGTGCCTCGACGACGGATTTGTCCGAGTAGTCGATTATTTGGGCGCTGATTCTTCACTCGTGCAGGCAGCGAGAATCTCCTACGGGGCCGGGACGCGGGCGGTACATGAAGATCGGGGACTCATCAGGTACTTGTTGCGCCATCGCCACACTACGCCATTTGAAATGTGTGAGATCAAGTTTCACGTTCGCGTTCCGATGGACACCTGGCGGCAGTGGATTCGGCACCGCACCGCGAATGTAAATGAGTACAGCACAAGGTATTCTGTGGCAATCGACAATACCCAGAAGACACAGCCTGATGCTTGGAGACGGCAGAGTGCAGGGAATAAGCAGGGCAGTTCTGGCTTTTTGGACGCGAAGCTCGGTGAGAACCTATCCCGTCGCGAGTCTGAGTTTCAAGGAATCGCGCGAGAGGTCTATAAGGAGCGCTTGGATGCGGGCGTCGCACGCGAACAGGCCCGCAAGGACTTGCCGTTGGCCACGTATACAGAAGCATACTGGAAAATTGATCTGTGGAACCTGATGCATTTCCTCGGGCTGCGGATGGATCTGCATGCCCAGTCCGAAATCCGAGAGTATGCGAATATTATCGGCCAAACAATAGTGGCATCGTGGGTCCCGATTGCCTGGGAAGCGTTTCAAGACTACCATTTCCAAAGTGTGAATCTTTCGCGGCTAGAAACTGCGATTATCAGCCGCCTGCTCGCAGGTGACCTTGATGGCGCGCGACAGTACGCCGCATCGCTTGGCTGGCTGGAGACCGATGCTGAATCTAAGCAGCTTCGGCGAAATCGTGAGCGGGATGAGTTCTTAGAGAAACTACGTAATCAGTTTTCGTTCTCAATTAACTGGCTCGATCCTTCTCAAGAGGCGTGAGCCAGCCTTCCGATAATCCAAAGACATTACGGATCAACCCGAGTGAGGTCCGTGGAATTGAGTCGGTGCGCCTCCGACCGTGGCGTGCCTGAGCGTAGTCGAAGACCGCCGGAGGCTTTGGCGGTTCGACGATTTTGCCGGTGTCATGTCAACTGGGCGGAGCATGCCAGTCCGGAAACTGAGACCCACATTGTCTTCCAGACCTGCTGCTCGCGGAAAGTAACCATGGCCAGGTTTGAAACTGTCATCAAGCGTGCCCGCTTCGTTTACTCGCCCTACACCCCAACCGAGATGCAGGGCTTCGCGCAGGTGCTCGCCGATTCGATCCGGGCGCGCATCCAGAGCGGGCGGAACATCTACGACCAGGCGGCCGCGCCACTGAAACCGGGGCTGCCGGGTCGCCGCGGATACCCCGACTATAAGGCGGCGCGCGGTCTCCAGCCGATCCGCGACTGGACCTGGAGCGGCCATACCCTGCGGTGCCTCAAAGTCTTGACGGCGAATGAGAACCGCGCGGCGATTGGATTTCTCGACGAGTCCCTTCCTGGCCGGCGGCAGACGGCCTCGCAGATCGCCGCCTTCAACAACCGGCGCGAGGCGCAGTGGGGTGTATCGCCGCGCGACCGCCAGGCCGTGCTCGCCGCATTTCAGGCGCGTCCCTTCGTGATGCTCAAGGCAGCGTAAATGGCAGACCAAGCGGAACGCGTAATTCTCGAAGCCGAGGACCAGGTCACTCCGATAACGGACAAGGCCAACGCCGCCCTCGACGGCTTCGAGAAGAAAGCGGAATCGTCGCATGGCAAGATCATCCGGATTTCGGATCAGACCCGGTCCTCGGTCCAGCGGCTCATCGCCTCCCTCGAAAAGCAGGCTGAAACCTATGGCAAGAGCGGCGTGGACCGGCTGATCACCCAGCGGGACCAGCTTCTCCAGCGATACAACCGCGAGCCGCAGGCCATCGACGCGATCACCAGATCTTACGAAAAGATGATCGCCATGGAGGAGAAGGCCGCGCGCGAAGCTCTCGCGGTTAAGGCGGCGAAGGAAGCCGAAGAAGCACTGCGGAAGCAGTCCGAAGCCATCACTTCGTTCGGCGACCGGGTCAGCCAGTTCATGGAGAACCCGCTCCAGGGAGCGAAGGGCGCGCTCTCGTCCGTGCTGACGACTCTTGGTCCCTTTGGCATCGCCGTCACGGCTGGTGCTGCTGTATTGGGCACCATTGCGGCATCCGCATTCGAGGCGGCAAAGAGTCTCGGCGAATACGGCACCCGTGTGAAGGACGCGGAGCTGCGCACCGGCTTGACCGCGAAGGAAGTCGGCCAGTTCGGTTTCGCGGCGCGCGCGGTCGGCCAGGACATCTCGATTGTCGAGCGCCTGATGCGCGGTCTGTCCCAGGCGGCCGACGACAATTCCAGGGAAGGCGAGAAGGCGCGGGCCACCTTGCGCGGAATGGGCATCGATTTTCACACCGCCACGGGAGAGATGAAACCCACGTCTGAGATCCTGACGGAGATCTCCGAGGGACTGAACAAGCTTCCGGAAGGCCTTCAGCGGGACGCCGCCGCCATGGACCTGTTCAAAAAGGTCGGCGTCGAGGCGATTCCGTTCATGACGGAACTCAACGAGAACCTGCGCGTCGCCCACGAGCAGGGCTTCGGGCCGACCGAGGAAGACATTCGCCGCTTTGCCGAGTACCAACGTGAAGTGACGGTGCTCGAAACCAAGTGGGACGCGCTGGTCCGCAAGTTCAAAGAAGGTCTGGTCGTCACCGTGACGTGGGTCGGTAAAGGCGTCGATTGGTTCCTAAATAACATCAGCACCGCCGGAGACGATGAACGGCAGCGCCGCGAAGAGGAACAGGCGATGCAGGACGCCGCCGACATTCGGGCGGCGGGCGGCATTGGGGCGAAGATGTCGATCTCCGGTCATCGGCAACAGGTGGCTGACATGGAGCGACAGGCGCCGGAGATCATGAAGAACCGCGATGCCACCTTGAAGCGCATCGAGGATTTGCGGGCCCAACAGCAAGGGCTGGTCGGCGATTTCGGCATCCTGCAAGCGATTGCGCCAACCCGCGACGAGGAGGCCCGCGCGAAGCGCGCGAGCGAAATCCAAGACCAGATCCAACAGTTGCAGAAGATGCTGCAGGATGCCGAGGCAGCCACCAAGCGGACAGACCTGCGGGCCGGCAAGGAAGAGACGGATCGTATTCGCGCCCGGTTCTTCGGCACGCACGATGGCATGGAGAAGGCTTACGCCGACGCCAAGAAGGATGTCGAGCGGCTCCAGAAGCAGTTGCTCGAACCCGACAAGCCGTTGACGAAGGCTCAGGCACAGGATCTGGGCCAACAACTCCACACTGCGGAAGCCACCGAAGCACGCCGCAAGGCGGCACTGGACGCGGTGGCAAAGGGCGCGGAGCAGCTCAAGGATTTCCGTCGCCAGGCGGCCGAGTTCGAGAAGAAGGGCGATGAAGCCGAGCTCGATGCCATCGGCAAGATCTACTACCGGCGCGATCAGCTTCTGCAGCAGGCCGCGAAGGTGAAGGCTTCGGAATCGGAGATCGCGGCGATCCGCAAGGCGGCGGACGAGCAGGCGGCCGTGCTCTCGAAAAAGGCATGGGAGGAGTTCGAAAAGTACGCCGACAAGCAAGCGGCCGAGCAGCAGAAGAAAATGCTCGCCCTCATGATGCCGAGCAAAGAGCAGATGAAGGAGTGGGAGGAAGGCTTCGCCGCGCAGGAACGGATCGAGGATATCGGAGTCCAGGCGCAGCGGGATGAGTTGCGGCGGCGCGCCGCGCGGTCCGCGCGCATGGCGGAACTGACTGCCGGTCAGGAAACGCCGATGGCAATGCCTGAGGCCGAAAAGCGGGAGCAGTCGGCGCGAAAGGAAGAGGCGGCGGCGCAACAAGCCTACCAGATCAGACTCGATCTGGCCGTCCAGTTGGCGGGCATCGAAGCGGAGCGGATATCGAAAGAAGAGAACGCCGCCAAGCGCTCCGTCCTGGCGGCGCAGGCGCAGAAGGATCTGTACACGGAAATCGCCCAGGCGCAGGACCAGCTCGAGGAAAAGCAGGCGCAGATCCAACAGAAGCGCCAGCAGGAGATTCAGTCGCAGTTCGACAGCCTGCAGAAGCAGGCAGAAAAGCTGATCGACGTTCTGTTCACCAAGCCCAAGAACTTCGGCAAGGATCTGCTGAGTACGGTCCACGCCGCGGTGCTCAAGCCGGTGACCGAAACGCTGGGCGGCATGGCGGCGAACGTCCTCCATCCGATCATCTACGGTGCGGATGGGCAGGGCGGGCTCGCTGGTGTGTTCAAGGGCGCCAAGCAGGACCCGGTGCGCGTGTCCACCGACCAGAACACCGCCGCGACCATGCAGAACAGCGCGGTGATGGCGGCGTTGACAGGCATCCTGGCGGCCAGTATGGGTGTGGCTGCTCCATCCTTGCAGAGTGGTGCCGCCGGTGCCGCTGGCGTTTTGGGAATTTCCGTTCCGTCGATCTCGTCGCCTGCCAAGATGAGCGCACCTATGGGGGCGGGCGGCTATTCCCCCGCTCCTTGGAGTTCGGGTGGCATCGGATTCAACCCGATGGCAATGCTGTTCGGCGGAAGCACGCGTAGCGGCTCCGGCGCGGCTGGCGGTGGAGCGGGGGTCGGGGGGACGGATCACTCTTCGTCTGGCGCGGCCACCGGCGGTTATACTCCCGCTCCTTGGGCTGCTGGCGGCGGAGATTGGTCCGGCGCATCGGCGGGCGCGACGACGTTGAATCGGGCGCCGGGCGGGACGGGCGGATTCAATCCCCTGGCTCTGCTGTTCGGCGGTGCGCGCGGCGGCGCGGGTGGTGGGAGCGGGCCGAGCGGTCTGGCGGGAATCGTCAGTAACCTCAAGCGCACGAACTGGGGCAACTTCAACCGGAGCCCGTCTAATCCGACCTACGGCACGGATGAAAAACGGCAACGACGTCCAGACCGGAGACTCCGGCGGCAAGATCACGGGTGTAGGTGGCGTGGCCGGGGCCGCGATGCTGGCGGGTGGCACGATGCTGGCGCAACAAGGCCTGCTCGGGAACAGCCGTGGCACATGGACGGGCACAGCGGAAGGGACGGCTGGCGGGGCGGCGATCGGGTTCCAGATGGGAGGCCCACTGGGCGCGCTGATTGGCGGCGCTGCCGGTTTCGGCATTGGTATCGGAGAGATGATAGCCGGCGTCAAGTCTCCACAGAGGGAAGCGCACGACGACATCAAGAGCATCTACGGTGTCGATATTCCCCAGAACAGCGGCACGATCAAGCAGGTGGTGCAGATCGCGCAGTCGCAGTTCGGCGGCCAGATCGCGGTGGCGGTGCGCTCCCCGAGCGTCCGTCAACTCGTGATGCTGTATTCGGAGGCAACCGGCCAGAAGATGCCGTTGTCGGCTACGACGCCGTACGCGGGGAGTCTGGTGGAGCAAGGCGGAAAGCTCTATCAACAAGCCAGCTACCAGGATGGCCAGGCTCACGCCTACGCCTCGAACATTCCGACGCTCGGCGGCATTGCGGCGGGAACATATCCAACGCCCGGTGGTCCGAACACAACTGGCGGCACCGGCGCGACGTACCTTTCGCTGAACATTAGCGGCAACGACGCCGCGAACTTCATGACCGGCCAGTTCGTCACGCCGCAGTTCGTGACCGATCAGGCGATGGCAGCGCAGTATTCGAGCTACGGCCGCACGCAGCAGTCGGCCAACATGCAGCTACCCGGATTGACGGTGGCGTGATTCAACGTGCCAGGCAATCTCGTACAATCCGCCCCCAACGGGGTGATGCCCGCCTCGCTGTGTACCGCGTTCGCGGAGTTGCGGGAGTGCGCCCAACTCCAGAACCAGTATCACGACGGCACGGTTCAGCGGTCGCAACTTGCCCAGACCTCGCGGCGGACGTTCCGCCTCAGCAAACGACTGAGCGCGCCGGTGCTCTCGGTGCTGTACAACTTCTGGGCGTCCCAGAACGCCGGGTTGACCCCGTTCGCCTTCTACAACCCGTTCGACGTGGCGGCGGGCCAGCAGATCGGCAGCAACTACGATCCCACGGGCAACAACACGCAGGGGCGCTTGACAGTGGCGTTCCGCGGCAACTGGGCCCAGGCGACGGATATCGCGCGGACAAACGTGCAGGGATTGGAACTAGTAGAGGTGGCGTAGAGAGTGCGACGAACCATCACTCGTGCGACGTGGCGTAGCGTGGCAGGTAGGGCGTGATCCTGCACGGGGATTACGACGTGCATCAGCAGGCGACTTGGCGTTCATAAGGCCGCTTTGGGAACTGCCCTGGACAAAACGGGCCGGCCCAGCTTCAGAATGAACGACAAACCGTCCAGACGGTTTTGCTCCAGTTCGGCCATCTCACGTCCCCGTTTCTTTTCCTCAAGTGCTCCAACCTGCTGCAAACGAATGAATTTGCGCTAGACTAGGAGGTTCCAAGTTGCGCCTAAAATGCCTGCGATCATCTACGCAAAGGTGGTTCTTGAAGGACGGTCAGAACATGAACACTGTCCTGGAGGCGATGTCCAGGTGGACGTTACGTGTGTGCGTTCCCTGCTAGATGATATTCGGGCCACCCACCCCGCCGGATTTGAAAGCACATTCGGTGCCGTTACCGTCCACGCACTCCTGGAAGATTGGCAACAGAACGGCTTGAAGAGCCTTCAGATCCCAGGCTGGGTAGAAAAGCTTCGCAAAGCGGCGTTTGATGCAGAGAGCTTGGGTGAGGCCCCTGTGGAGTTTCGAAATAGGCGCGAACTCCCAGACGTCGCAGCGGGCGTAGTTCCCGTTCTCTGTGCAATCCTGGAGCACCTCGCAGGCTGTTGCGGCTCAGATGGCATGGTGGTGCTCGTCGTTCCGGATAAAACGTCATGAAGGCACTACCGCTTAGAAGATGGCCAGAGTATTTGCGGACATGGGCGGAACCAAACCAGTGCGTAATGGCTCAGTCGCCCCGGCGACGTGAGCTCGCCATTTGGGGCGAGTTGCCGAACGGCAGCGGGAAACCCACGGAGTTTGTTATTGGGCGGTCGCGAGATGAGCACGGAACGGTGTTGCATCTGACGCCCGCGCGATACCCTCTAGCGGACAAAGACACCAAGAAAGAATCGAAGAACCTGCGATCATGGAACCAGTGGTGGGCCAAAATCGCTGTCCGGTCCGGGTATCTGTCGCCGACCGTCGACCCCGTCGCAATTGCGCTCTTGAATAGCCTTCGTCGACGCGATTCACGCATGGATTTCATAGTGGACACCAACGTGTTAATCGCTGGAGTTGGCCACTGGCTAGTGCGCTGTTTTGGCGACGTCTGCGACCTCGTTCGGACAGTCGTCACAGATCTGGAAATCCAGCGGTTTGGGGACGCCACGAAGTGGACTCCGACGAAGTTCGAGGAACTGGAGGATCGCACGTCATATTTGACCGCATCCCGCTTTCTTGAGTGCTTGCAGGAACAGCATCCGGTGTGGCGGCGACTCGACATAGAGGAAGAAACCGCTCTCTTTGTGGCAAGCAGTTCCCATAGTGCGGGTAAGAGCCCCGGTGCCGATACTCTGCTGTTGCGCGCAGTTCGTCGGTCGCTCCAAGATCAAGTCCCTGGTTTGGTTCGGCTATTTGTAACTGGTGACCAGAATCTCGCCCGCGCCGCCTCTCACGATCTTCCTGCCGGGTCGACGGTAGCCGCATACGTTAATCCAATTCCTGTGCAAGGAGCCTACCTATCATCTGTCCACTGGTGGCCGAAGCCCGGAGTCGATGCTGGGAATGGCTTCTTGTCCAGCCTTGCGGATTTCTGCTATGAGGCAACCTGTTTGTGTGACGCGGTACGACTAGTGAAGTCCGACGGCTCATTCCTGCGTATTACGAGCTACGTGCGGGGCCGCAATCAGTTCCCAACTGATTGGAGTGGGCCTAGCGTGTGGGTCGAGGATGGTGAGACATCGAGTGTAGGTTCGCCAGGAGGATCGGCTGTGAGGACCGAATCGCAACCGATTAGAATACCGCAAACACTGCCAGAAGAGGTTCCGGTCCAGGCTGACGGCACCTTGCCATCGAGTCAGTCTGAGAGCCAGCGAGTTAAGCTTGCCATCCCTACAAGGCCGGCGGATACGGATGTCAGGATTTGGCCCTTTGCCGCTGCCTCGCCTGTCGTAGGCGATCCCGTTGAATGTCTAGCGAGGGTCAGCGGGCCTGTTCTTCTTGATGTTCTAGCCGCGATCATGCTCGCGGCGCGCGAATCACGTTCCGTTTCAGAGCGTGTCTTTGTGGGATCTGCCGAGACGGTTAGGGAACTGCGCAGTTTCCTCCGGGCTGTCGATGCGCTCGAAAGCATTGTTCAGCCAGGACCTGCAGCGATGAGCATTCAAGAAGTTTTCGCAAGTAACGACACCGATGCGCTTTCCAGGATGTTGACCAAGGCCTCGGGATATCACAATCTAATCGAGCAACTTAGTTCTAGCAGGGCCTCCTCTCTCGACAAGCTTGACGTCCCCAAGCGCTCGGCCAGCGCGTTTGCGGGCCTGGCGCGATTGCTCGGCCAAGCTGTCGACGACAATGGTGAACTAGTTTACGGTGGCGCATACGTTTCGCGCGACGATTTCATCGAGTGGTTCATGAAGACCATCGAGGCTGACAACAAGGGACCGCTCGGAGGTACACTGCTTGCAGACATTTCGCGCAAGGCTCTGTATGAGCTTTCAATGTCGCCAGCGAGGTTGGAGAAGGCGATGCAAGCAGCCATGGAAGGGACGCCGCTCTCCGAGCTTGACTTCGTCGCTGGCGGCACACCTGAGCACATCCTGGAAGAAGAAGTGGCTGCGTTGGGCTTGCGCGGTTGGACACGACGAAAAGTGAGCGCGGACGGCTTGCTGGGATACCGCTCAGTCAGGAGACGTTAGGATGAGCGGGATTTCAATCACGGGAAACAAGTCTTCCTCCAAGGCGTCGCCCTGGCGACAGTTTGGCCTTTTGGGTAATCCGTTTCCGCCGAGTGGCGTCGCTACGGATGTAGATTACGATGAGCACCAGCCGAACCAAGTTCAGGATGTCATTTCTTGGCTCAACAAGAGCGTCGATCCTTCTCCTCAACAATGGTCTCCGTTGGCCATATCCGGGAGTATCGGAGTGGGGAAGACCCACGTTCTCCGCAAGATGGAACGGGCGTGCGCAGCATATCGTGAGAGCGAGAATCTTGGCCCTCGGATAATGGTCAGTTCGCAGACGCTTGTCGGAGCGGGGATGAAGACGCTCCTACTCAGCAATCTCCTATTGGAAGCGTTGAACCAGCCCCTTCCGTCGGGGAACGTGCAGACAAACGCGGCAGAGATGCCTCTTCTCGCTATGGCAGTGGAGCAGATGCTCGTCACTAAGAGCTCCCACATTATTCAAGAAGACTTGCCACCGTCTTCACCCATCCACAAGCCTCTAACGCGCATTGCCGCCGCACGAAACGCAAGCGAAGCATCTCGACTCACCTTGTTGTTATCATCTTGGCTCGCTCGCCGGAATCTGACCTCCGGGCAACTCGAAAGCCTCGGCCTCGGCGGCAAACTTGAGGGCGAGGGTCAGGCCGTTCGCGCATTCGCCCACGTCTGCCGCTTCGCGATGAAGGCGATGGGTTTTCGGGTTTGGTTTCTGTTTATCGACCAGATGGAAGATCTTTGGCGCCGTGACGTCACGACTGCACTGAGGCGCACTCGCTTTCTCACAGATCTGCGCACTTTGATAGACGAAGCGTTGGAAGGGTGTCCTGTCGCTGTCACCCTCGCTTGGAACACAGAGGTTTTAATAGGTGGATCGCGGATGCCGGAGGATGTTGAGGAAAGGTTACAGCGGGACTACCTCGCGATGTTCTCTCGGATTAGCAATGTTGTTCATATCTCGACCTTGCCACGGGAGCACCTTCTTCCATTCGCGAACGCCTACATAGAATACGCTAACTCGATGTTTCTAGCGGATAAAGGAACTCCGAAAAGCAAAGAGCAGTTAGACGCTAACAAGTTTGAGAAGTTGTTGAAAAGGGACTTTGCGCAGATTGAATCGAGTATAGCCCCATGGGGGCGTCGGGAAAATGACGGATCTGTAGTGGCCCGCGCGTGGCTGGACGCGCTCCGCGAATGGGCGGACAATTTAGTTGTCGCGACTGAATAATCGGTCAAATTAGGAGACATACTGGCGGGGTCAATCCCTGCATCGGAAGCTGGCAACTGCCACCGCCAACACGCATCGACAAGCGCGCTCGCCCACGTTACCGTACTCCAGTCATCTGCGGGCGTTGACAGCGCCCTGAGCATATGCCAGCCCCGGCGGCAAGTTAGGACGGGCGATCCAGCAGTTTCCAAGCTTGACCGGGCTCTTAAACCCACACCCCATGTCCGACACCATCGGCCGCATCGCCGTCCCCACGGTGATCAACTCCGGCCAGACATTCCCGCTTACCACGCAGTACCCGTTCGGCTTCTCCGTCGAGCGCCCGGTCATCGTGCACCGCTTCGGCTCGCTCGACGCCAAGCAGGAGCAGCGGTATTACGTCGGGATCGGGCCGCGCAAGTTTCAGTTCAAGCACCCAAACCTGAACTGGGCCGAAACCAACCAGATCAAGGCGTTCTGGGAGGCGATGCAGGGGCCGTGGAAGGCGTTCACCTACAACGTCCCCAATCCCGGCGGCTCAACCACCGGCGTGCTGGTGACCTTCGAGCAGACGCCGATCTCGTTTGAATACCTGCGCAACGCGGTGCAGGTGGGACTGAACCTCATCGAGGTCGTCGATCCGACACAAGCACCCACCTACGCGGTCAACTCCACCTGCCAGCGGTTCCCCTCGACCGCGCTGTGCACGGCACTGCTTTCCGAAGTCCAGCAGATCATCCCGCTGGTGCACATCCGCGTGCGCGAATCCGCGGTCGCCGACATCTACGTCTCCGACCGCCGCGTCACGGTAGGCGGCCAGCTATACCTGCCCCGATTGATCGGCATCGGCGAGCCTGGCTCCGACGTCCTGATTTCGCAGGACATCAAAGGCACCTCCGATAACGTCCGCTTCACCTTCGGCAACGGCGACCGCGTGATGACGCAGCTCGCCAACGACACCGACTTGAAGTACGCCGAGATCGATCTCTGCCTCTTCCATGTGAACTCCGGGATTCTGCTGCAACTCTGGAAGGGCGTCATCCAGAACTTCACCAGCGATGGCACGCCGATTTTCCCGGTTACCTGCTCTGACGGGTTCTTCCAAATCATGAACCAGTACCCGGAGCGGCAACTCAGCCGCCAGTGCTGGAAGACTTACAACGATGGCGTGAACTGTCCGTGGGCCTCAAGGGGTCGCAGCGCCGCGGCGGTAACGGCGGCGGGCGGCGATCCCACGACGTGCGACTATTACCTCGAATCGACAAACGGCTGCCAGGTTCACGGCATGGCTCCCTACTTCGGCGCGCACCAGGCCGACCCACAGGGCGTAGTCATCAAGGACGATTCCACCGGCTTCCTCGGCTTCGGCCGCAACACCGTCACGGCCACGTCGATCCTCTCGGATACGGTCTGGGGGCTGGCGCTGCCAGAGATCTGGTGCAACAGCGGCGGCAATCCCCTCTATGCGTTCCTGGCCAGCGCGCTGATGGTCGCGTATCGCGATGAATCGGGATACGCCGACTCGCTCGGCATTCTCAGCGCTGGCCCTCTCGGCGGATTCACCGCGTCGATGGTGGTCACGAACGCGGACGGCTATCGGTACGTGGTGGCTCCCATGGTCGATGGGTACCTATGGCAGGGCCTCAAGCTCGACGGCAATCTGAACGTCACCAAATACCAGCCGGGCATGGGGCTGCGCTACGTCACCGGCAGCGACCCGGCGAATTCGAGCACCGATTATTTCTCGCTCGGGCAAGGGTCGCCCCAGGTGTGGGAGCCGAATGTTTACGCTGCGGGCACGGCAGCGTGCGAGGTTCGCATCGTCAAGTCCACCACGATTCAGCCCAGCACTCCCGACCAGCACCAGATGACGGTCCCCATCGATTACGGGATGTGGGGGTGGACGTGGGACCAGAACGGCAACCGGACGGCGATCAGAGGCCTCATCAATCCGTTCTGGATCGCCGTCAACATGCTGCTGCGCGCGATGGGTCTGTATGGCGATCCGTCCACCGGCTCGAATCCTGCCGGCGGAAGCGGCCCGACGTCGTTCGCGCAGATCGCCACGTTCGTGCTGCCGTCGCTCATAGTGGGCGATGGAAGCGGTGCGGCCGAGATCGCGGCTGACCAGGTCGCAGCCATCCTTGGTACCGGCGTGGAGACGCAGTTCCAGTTCCAGGGAATCATCAGCAGCCAGAAGCCGTTCCGCGACTGGCTCACCGAGGTGCTCAATTGCTGCCTGGGATTCTACACCTGGGAGTTCGGGAAGCTGAAGCTCGGATGCCGCATCAACGCCAGCGCGGTGGATGCATACACGCTCGCCAACTCTCTGTTTCAAAGCCTGCGGCTGACGCCGATTCAAGCCGGGTTCGAGCACTTGGTGCTTTCGTTCGCCGACGTCGCCTATCAATACCAGGCCAACACGGCAGAGTATTGCGATAAGAGCCACGCGGCGTATTACGGGCGCGGCGGATCTCCGCTCACCAGCCAAATGCATTCGGTGGGCTGTTCGACGCTGAGCCAGGCGTTGCGCATCGGAGCAACCCGCACGCGCGAAGAGATCGGCGGCGTGAATCCCGCCGAGTGGCGCGACGCGCGCAATGCCGCATGGCAGACCACCCTGCTTGGTCTCGGCAACGAGGTCGGACAGGTGGTCTCGATGACGCATCCCGACATCCCCGGACTCCATGGGACATGCAACGTCACAGGCACCTCGGTCACTTGGGCCAGCGGCGATGCCTTCGCCACGTCCATGGAGAACAAGGAAGTCGTGATCAATGGCGTGCAGGTGTTGATCACGGGCTACACGACGGACCCGACCTACCACACTGTGACCGGCCTGCTCCTGGCTTCGGCACCGGGCAACGGGACCAATCTTCCGTTCCAAATTGTGACGATGTCCTTCCGGATTCAGCGATGGAGCCTGAAGAAGGACTGGTCGGTGCAGATCGAGGGGCAAACCGTCACGGACTCCATGTACGACCTCGACGTCGGGCCAAAGCCGATGGACGTCGTGCCCGGACCACTGCCGCCTCTGTTCTATTCGATTCCGCTCGGGCCGGCGTGGGCTCCGTACCAGGTGCAGGCGGCGGCGAATGACGCGCTGTTTCCGGGCGAGTGGACCTTCGATACCAACCAGTCCTACGCGCAGATGGCCGACGGCAGCATGCTCGCGAACCTGGTGGTCACAGGAAAGTTGCCAGTGAACGAGTTCAGCGCCACCGGCGCGGGTGCCCCCGGAATTGGATCGATCTCGCAGTCCGCGACAAGCGGATCGTTGCCGGCCAACGTGATGTTGCGCGTTGCCATCTGCGCGGTCGATTCGAACGGGCTTCCTTCGGCTCCGTCGAATATCGCCATCATCGGAACCGGCACGGCGGCGGGTGGCGCGTTTACACTGGAGAACATTAGCTGGCCGGCGGTCGCGGGCCTCGTTTCCTACGTGTTGTTCGTGGCTACCCAGGACGATCTGATCTGCGCGCAGGCCACCGGAGCGCTGACAGCGGGTCCGAATAGCACTTACACGCCTGGATCGATCACCTTCGCCGGGCCGCTGGTGCGCTCGACGTGGGCCCTGCCGTCGCCATATGTCAGCAAGGTCCGGCTGAAAGCCAAGCATGAGATTCACGGCGGGATCATCGGCGCGCCCGTCGATAGCGTCTCAACCGGGGCGCTCGTTGTCGGGTACCTGAAAGGCAGCCCGCCATCCAGCAATCCTTCATTCACGCCGGTTGGCCGAATCATCTCGATCATCGGCAGGCCGGAAAGTGCCACGCCGTACTTCAGCGGGACGATTACTTCGTGGGATTCCAGCACCGGAACCATCGGCGTCACTCCCGACCCCAACGGCATTGTGCAGGCGGGCGACTGCCTGGTCCTCCGGTTCAACGCCGATGCTTCGAACTCCTCCAACCCGACCTCCATAACGGACTCCGGGTGCCAGAACATCGCGTATCCCGCTGGGATGACGCCCGGCGCGGAGGTCGGGAATCTGGTCCGGGTGATTCGGGGCGTCTCGCGCGGGACGCCGCCGCGGAAGATCGCCGCGAACACGGCGACCACCATCACTTGGGACCTCCCGATGGTCATCAATCCCGGCGATGTCTGGATCATCGAGGAGCCGACGTGGCCCTACACCTGCGACACGACCTCGCTCGATAACGGCAACCCGCTGGCGGTGACGACGATCAACATGCCCACCGGCAATTTCGTGGACGAGGCCCTCGTGATCGCGGGGTTCACGGTTGACGTGAACGGCAACGAATCGCCCGACGGCGATGCGCCGATCCGCGAGGACTGGGTGTTCGGCGCGGAAGGACTCTCGAAGGTCGCCGAGTACTCTGCGTTGATACCACTGCT